CCAGCCTTGTGTTGGCCGCCGTCAGCAGGTTCTTCATCTTCACCACCGTCACCAGTCGGAATGCGGAGTCTTTGTTCAGGGTGTTGAACACCTGCTGCAGACCCATCGTGACGGCCATGACGGACTGCACCCTCGCCTGTATCTTGGCAAGATTCTCGTTTTCGGAGGCGAACAAGGACACGGCACCGGTGGCGGCGGTGAACATGCCGGACAGACCGCTGATGCCGGACATGAAGCCCTGCAGGTTGGCATCATCGTTGGAGAGTATCTTGGTCTGGGTATGGAGGTCGGCGATGGTATCGGACAGCAGGGCTGCCTTCTCCGCCATCTCGCGGTACTCTTCCGTGTCCTGCTTCCCTTCCAGACGCATCTTGGCCATCGCGTTCTGCAACTCGCGCAACTGCATGGCCAGACGCTTGTTGCTCTCCCGGTTTTCCTCCTGCTCGCGTGTGAGGCTGGCGAGTATCAGCTTCTCTTCCTCCAACGCTTTCTTGGCGGCGTTGAGTTCGGCAAGGGCTGCGGACTGGGCGTTACCGGGGGCTGCGTTCTTGTAGGCTTTCTCCAGCTCCTTGATACAGGACGTGGTGTACTTCACCAAGTCCTTGCTCTCGGCGATACGCTCGGCAAGGGTCTTCTGCGCCACAGCCGCCGTGGTGCTGGACTCGGAGAGCTTGCCATGCTCCTTCTCTAAGTCGGACACAGCCTTTTCCGCCTGGCGGTGTTGTTTCTCCAGATAGACGAGGGTGTTCCGCTCCTCGTCCAGCACCTTACGGCAAGCCATGACATCGGCGGCGAGTTCCTTCTGGGCGGTACCTGGTTTCATGCCTGCAAGCTGCCTCTCCATACGGCTGAGGTCTGCGGCCACGCCGTCAATGACCTTGTGCTGCTCGGCTATCTTGGCGTTCACCAGCTCGGCCGCTTTCTTGGCATTATAGATGAGGGTGTCGATATGCGCGTTGGCATTGTCGATACCGTCACTCAGTTTGTCCTTCATCAGGAACTCTATCTCTACGGGCTTGCTCATGCTTTCAATTCAGTTTACTTTGGAAAAATCCTGCTATGTCTTCGGCTTCCTCCTCGGCGGTCTTGCCGCTGTCGGGTCTGCCTGCTTTCTTCTTGATGTAACGTGGGGCATCGCACAGCATCATGATGAGGGTCTGGTAGTTCACGCCGTGGAGTATGTAGTCCACGCTCCAGCCTGTGGCGCTGGCTATCTGCCACACGAATCCGAAAGGGCTATGGGAACCTTCATACTCGGTCCTTAACTCCCCTTCTTTCCTTGGCTCAGTCTCAGCTTCATCGGGTTCGTCCGTTCCGCGGATCTGATAATACTCATAAAAGGGTCTGTGCCCATCAGCCGCTCGAACTGCTCGGTGGCGGCCACCTGGTACCGATACGCCACAAAGTTGCGCACGAGCCATGCGGTCAGCCCCACAAGCAGATGGCGGGATATATATCCTCTGCACACGGTGTAGGCGATAATGCGCGACAGGCATTTGCCGTGTTTGGCAATGAAACGCATCTGCCCCAGCTTAGGCATAGTCCGCACCTCTTCTGCCGTTATGTCCATCTCCAGGTACTGCCGGCCAATTTCTATCTGCCCTGCCAACGTGGGGCGTTTCATGGTGACGCGCACCTTCAGCGGTTTCTTGCGGAACGGCAGTCGTATGTCCTTAAACGGCACGGAGACACCCCTGTCAAGGAGTGCCTCCGCCGCTTCTTTTTCGAGTGCTCGGTTCATACGCTACTCCCCTGGTTTAGTGTCGGCCACATCATAGGGAGCACTGCCGTCGTCTGGCGCGTTCACCGTCAACTGACACTCTATCTTGGAGACTTCGGTCAGGGTGAGCTTGCCACCAAGGTTGGCCATAAGGGTGGCACTCGGTATCGTCACGGTCTGACCGCTCTTCAGCTGAATCTCACACTTGTCACGGAGTTCCACAAGGTCGGTCGGGGCTTTCCAACCGGTATAGGCTCCTTGCGTGCCGACAAGCGTTCCACCAAGGGCGAGTTGGAGGTTCTCGTAGTCCAGCTGTATGAGGTTGAACGTGGGGGCTATAGTGCCGTTCTTCGTGACAAGAGTCAGCACGGGGGCACCGGGCACCTGCTCGGCTTCCACATCCACTTTCTCGGGCTTGGCTCCACCCCAGTCCCAGCTGCCCTTCTCTATATAGCCGACTGTCTTATCACCAAACTTTACGACACCGATGCCGTACATGAATTTCTTACTTTCTGCCATATCTTTCTTGTTATGATTGTTAATACTGTGCCGGTCGCCACTCCGACAATAAAGGCGATGAGAAGCATCTTCCACGGATTTGAACTGCGTTCCTTTTCCGTTCTGGCTTCATTCTTCTGCTGCTCCAATGCTTTCTTGTAGCTCGCCATCTGGCGCTCATAGTACTCGCACTGGCGTTGCAGACTGTCGCAAGTGGCATACACCACGATGATGCCACCTTTGTTCTGCACGGTTGCGCTGGCTCGTCCGTTCTTGGCTCGGTACTCTGCCTTTTCGGGCAGATTAGTCAGTTCCGCCAGAGGTATCTCCAGCTTGGCTTCCTCCTGTGGTACTGTCTCCGTCCATGTCTGACGCACCTCGCTCTGGAGGGTGTCCGCGGATACTTGTTTCACGCTTTCCTCCGTTGCCACGCTCGCTTTTCGGCTTGTCGCGCAGCCCGACAAGAACAGGGCAATCATCATGATGCTTGCAACTGTTCGCAGTGTCGATAGCCTTCCGAAGACGCGCCATCTCGCGTTTCGAGGCTTCGAGGTATCTTCTTGTCTCATTGAGTTCTTCCTTCAATGGTTTCACGATGTTCTCTACCAAGATACGGGTGGCATGCTCGGCGTTGTCCATACGCACCGTCTCGGCATCGGCTTCCGCCTTCATCGATTCCGCTTTCGCTTTCCTTATGGTAGCCCGTAGCGTGCATATTGCAACAATGGTAGCCACCAGACCTCCGCCAAGGAGGATGTTCAGGACTTCGCTGATATTCATGCCATCCATATTTTTACTGTTGGTATATTCCTATTGACTTGAGCCACTTGGCTACATCGAAGGCTGGGCAGGCTTTATTTACGCCCGGAAGGTCGCAATGACCTACAATCTTGATCTGCGGAAAACGCTGATGAAAGTTCCGCACATAGTCGGTCATCGCTTTCAGCTGCGCAGGGGTGCGCGTGTCCTTGGGATGCTTCATATCCTTGGTGCAGCCACCGGCATACACCACATGGCGGCTCACACTGTTGTAACCCTTGGCACCATTTGTCACTTCCCACGGATCAACCTCCGCATCTTCGTTGTTATCGACAAGGCGTTCCACCTTGCCATCCAAGTGTATCAGGTCGGTATAGCCTACCTGCTTCCAGCCACGCCCACCCTTGCTTACTGGGTCAGTGTGCCAGTGGCGTATCTCATTCGAAGTTACCTCACGGCCTTCAGGGGTGGCTGTGCAGTGTAGGACTAAATACTTCATTCTCGCCATTACGCTTCAGCTTTATATCCGCTGGTCATTACGACACCTGCATCTGCCTTCTTGAACATGCAGATGAAGTAGTGGCGGAAGTTCACCTTGTTGCGCTGGTACTCAGGGTCGTTCTCAGCAGCGCTCCAATACATCTTGGTGGAGCCAGTAGCCTTGAACACACGCTGTGTATAGAATGCAAATGAGCAGTGGAAATCACCTGCGGTATCTCCCTTGTCGCCGACTGCCTTCTTCACTCCATTGGATGTGTAATAAGGGGTATTGGCAAATTCATAAATGTCAAAGCCGTAGAGCTTACCCACCTTGCCGGTGTTGCGGTCGATGTTGTACTGCTCCTTAAAACGCTGATCGGTCTCCAAGAGGTCGTTCACATGGTCGGTACACAATACGAGGCGACGGTTGGTGGTCGGAACGCCCAACTTGTCGAGGGCTGCCTTCATCGCAAGCAGGTCCTTGACGGTCATTTTGAGACGACCAGTAGCAGCATCACGTTCGCCGGTGGTGGTCAGCACTGGGGTCTTGGCTGTATTCTTCTGGGCGCAGAGCGCATGTGCTGCCTTGGTGAACTTGGCATCGTTGATGGCGTTTGAATGACTCTCCTTCACTCGGGCAATCTTGTCGTAGCTGATGGCGTACAACTCATCATCGGTGATAGGGGTCACCTTGGTCTGGAACTTGTCAAGCTTAATGGCGATGTCTTTGTCGTCAAGTGCCTGCAATGGGATTGGGTAGGTGGTGTTGTTGACAAGCACGTCAGGGTCAACGCCAACCTCCACCAAGTGAATCACATCATTGTCAACGATGCTTGAACTGTCGGGGATTCCATCAAGCCAAGTTCCTGCGAGAAACTCACGCAAGGACTTAACCAACTCTCCAGTCCAAATCTCCTTCAGCACGCCCTCGCGTGCCACGCCCACTGGCATTGCACCGCTCACGGCTAATGCGATGGCATTGGCACCTACTGCACCGGCCACGGGCGACACGCCCAAAGTCATACCGAACACAGCTCCTGTAAACGCATTGAACAGCAAAGCCGTAATCATGGTCAAAATTGTTTTCATTCTTTTTGTATTATTGGTTTGTACTAAAGTTCACACTCCATGCCGTACTCCTCCTTGTAGAGTCGCTTATACTCCTCGGGCTGCTCTTTGCGGAGTGTCAGGAGTTCTGCAGACGGCACATCGCTCAGTTTCTTGTATGTGGCAGGCTGCTGGGTTGAAACTCCACCCTGGTGGCCGATAACGGCACTGAGCTTCATCTGTGGCGACATGGCAGAGATGATGCGCTCCAACTTCTCCTGGCCAATTTCCTTGCCGAGGTTGATGAACTCGTCCTTCTTGTCTGTGGCGATACGCTTCTCGCCGACTGCTTTCTCCACGACGGCAGTGATACTGGCAAGCGTGAGGGTCTCCTTCTCCTTCTGGAGTCTCTCGTTCTCTTGCTTAGCGGCATTCAGCTCGCTGAGCTTGGCGGTGATCTCCGCATCAGTCGCCGTTTCCGGCAAGCCCAACTGTAGGGCATACTGTTTCTGTTCCATTTGTTTTTGATTATTATTGTTCAACATTGGCAAGGGACACTCACTGTCCTTGCCGAGAGTAATCTTCTTGCCGTCCTTCTGCAGCACGATGGCATCATCATTGGCTCCAATGTCCACCAAGCTAACCTCAAACAGTTTGCTCTTGGTGACAGTAGGGCTGGTCTGACCTTGCACAAGCAGTTCGGGGTCCTCACTCGTCTCCAATATGTCAAGCCCTGCGCTCACCATCTTCAGACTGCCGAACTCATACTGCTTCTTACAGCGTGTGGATAGTTCGGATGCTTCGTCAAACATCAATTCGCCGGTCACTTCACCATCCTCCACCTTCAGGTCTTTCACATAGCCTATCACATTACCACGCTCGTGCATATACAGCAGGACGGGGTTGCGCTGATACTGCTCCACATTCATGCCAGCTGTCAGCACTCTTGTGCCGTAGCTGTTCAGGCTGTCGTTGGTTATTCTTACGCGTTTTCCTTTACTCATATCATTGTCGTTTTCTGGGCTGCATTGCCCGATTCGCAGTGCAATATTACGAGGTAATTGTCTGTCCGCCAAAAAAGTGTGCAATGGTTGCACACTTCTATGAAACCATTGCACACTTTTTTGGAGAGCCACCGAAATCGTGGCACTTTTGCATAAGGAATCGGGGCGTGGTATGCCCTGATGTGAACAAAAACCTTATCAACATGACAAAGGCAGATATTGAAAAAAAGAAATCGCTGGCACGCACGCTCTATCTTTCGGGCATGGAGCAGCAGGAGATTGCGGAGAAGGTGGACGTGTCGCGCGTCACCATATCCAAATGGTGCTCAGCCGAGGGGTGGAAAGAGGCTCGTGCCGCCAAGAACATCACACGCCCTGAACTGGTGAACAAACTGTTGCTCACCATCGACACACTCATTACACAAGTGAATGGTTCTGACGACCCTGCACTCATTGCAGGACTTGGCGACAAGCTGGCTAAACTCTCGTCGGTCATTGAGAAACTCGACAAGAAGGCTAATGTGGTGGATGCCATCGAAGTGTTCATGGCGTTCTCCAAGTGGCTGGAGTACCGCTCGCAGACAGACCCAGAGGTGACTCCCGAACTGATGCGTGTAATCAACAAGTACCAGGACATGTACATCACAGAACAGATGGGCATAAAATAGTGGAGGCAGCCTATGGCAACAGCAGCGGAAAAGAAAAAGGCATACGAGGAGTGGAAAGAGCGATGCCGGCAAGTGCAAGCCATTACGGACACGTCACTCCTGAAAAGCGAAACGCCAGTAGAAAGGGACATGCGTATCAAACGCTTGCTCAACAACTACGCAGCGTTCTGCGAGTATTACTTTCCACACTTCCTGCAATTGCGTGACAAGACGACCGGTGAGGTCATACGCACCATTCACAACGCTCCGTTCCACAACGAAGCTGCACGCAAGGTCCGAAACACGCCCGACTTGAAGGCTGTATTCATGTGGCCGCGCGGTCACGCCAAATCGACCCACCTTGATGTATTCACGCCGCTCTGGTTGATGTTCCAACCGAAGCGGCTTATCAACTTTATGGTGGTTGTCGGGAAGTCGGAGGACAATGCCGACCGACTGCTTGGAGATATTCAAGCGGAACTGGAATACAACCAGCGTCTCATTGCCGACTTCGGACAGCAGAAGAACGACGGCGGATGGCAGGAGGGCGAGTTCAAGACAAAGAGCGGTGTGAAGTTCCTTGCCTGCGGTCGTGGGCAGTCGCCTCGTGGTCTGCGTGACCGTGAATCCCGTCCTGACTACATCGTCATCGATGACCTTGACGACGATCAGCTTTGCAAGAACGATAAACTCGTACACGACCTCACCGACTGGGTGAAGGAGGCTCTCTTCGGTGCGCTTGATGTGGGTCGTGGACGCTTCATTATGGTGGGCAACCTCATCAGCAAGAACTCTGTGCTCTACAATCTCTCACGTACAAAGGGAGTGTTCCTTTCTAAAATCGTAGCGGTCGATCGTAACGGAGAACCGGTATGGAAAGAGAAATGGACCAAAGAGGAGGCGCAGGCTTACCGCGACTTCGTGGGCTATCGTGCCTGGGAGAAGGAGATGATGCACAACCCTATCGTGGACGGTACGATCTTCCGTGCGGATTGGATTCGATACAAGCGTTTGCCAAAGCTCGAAAAGTACGACATGATTGTGTGCTATACCGACCCGTCGTTCAAATCGACAACCTCCAACGACTACAAGGCGAGCCGCGTTTGGGGAAAGATTGGTTCGGAACTGCATCTCATAGACAGTTTCGTGCGCCAGGCGACAGTCAGCGAGATGGTTCGATGGCTATATGACCTCTACGAGCGTACACGCGACACGGTGGCTATTCAGTTCTTCATGGAAGCGAACTTCATGCAGGATGTGATTTTGGACGAATTTGCCGTGGAAGGTGAGCTGCGTGGCTACCAGCTGCCCATCATGCCCGACAAGCGAAAGAAGCCAGACAAAATCCAGCGTATCGAGGCGGTCAGTCCTCTTTGGGAACGTGGCTTTGTCTGGTACAACGAGCGCAAGAAGGAAGACCCCGATATGCAGGTGGGCATAGAACAGACGTTGGCGTTGGAGCGTGGCAGCCGTGTGCATGACGATGCGCCTGACGCTGATGAAGGCGCAATATGGATACTCCAGCGCAATACAAGACAGGAAAGTTTCAAACCGGTGTTCGGCAAAAGACCGACCGCCAAAAACATTTGGTAACAATGATACAAGTAATAAAGGACATTATCTGGGGATGGCAGTGCAAGCGTGCCATCAAGAAAGCCAACAAGCTCTCAAAGCTGCTTGGCATGAAGTATTATGTGATTTACATGAACGGCTCGCTGAAGGTCGTACCGAAACGCACCATCCGCGAACTGGTTGCCAAGCACCGCTTCCGTAAGGGTGTAAAGGTTGCCGACATCGAGCGTCGTGCCATTTATGTGACGCATTAGGAAGGAGGCTTACTATGTTTATCACGGAAGAGGACTACAGAGTGGTCATAGGCGAAAATGCGCTGAAGGTCGTGTCGCAGGCATCGCAGGAGATACGCGACAATGCGGAACTGGAGGCTTGCGAGGAGATTGCCGGCTACCTCAGACCAAAATACGACACGGAAGCGGTGTTCTCGGCTGAAGGCGAAAACCGCAACCGTTTGGTGGTAATGTATGCCGCCGACATTGCGCTCTATCACATGATTGCCGCTATGCCCCAAAAGATGGGCAGCGAAATACGCAAGGAGCGCTACGAGCGTGCCATAAAGTGGCTGGAAGGCGTGCAAGCCGGAAAAATCATCCCCGACCTGCCGCTCAACACCGACGAGGACGGCACACCGACTGGCGACTTGCTCATATTCGGTTCACAGAAACAATTACGACATAACTGGTAACGCTATGGATATAAAGAACTTTTTCAGCGGTATGTTCGGAGGTGGCAGTCAAAATATACTGCACACGCCAAACGGGGACTTCAACCTTGCGAAGTCGTCTGACCGCAAGCGCATAAAGAAGATGGTCATCGAACTGCAACGCACCACCGATGCGCTTACACGCAGGGACATTGCCGACTGGCGCAACGCCTGGCAGATGGCTATAAATGTGGACAGCCCGAACCGCCAACGTCTCTACGACATATACCGCGATGTGGATATTGACCTTCACCTATCGGGCTGTGTTCGCCAGCGTGTAGGATTCGTCATGGCGAAGTCCTTCAAACTGGTCGATGCAAAAGGTAATGAGAACGAAGAGGCACACCACTATTTCGACCAGGCTTGGTTCAAGCAAATGCTCGAATACGCGCTTGCCGCCAATCTTTGGGGACACTCGCTCATCGAACTTGGCGACCTCACCACCGATGGCGACGGATGTCCTTGCTATACGGATGTGAAGCTCATTCCACGGAAGCATGTCATTCCTGAATACGGCCGTGTGATTCAACAGCTCGGGCAGAACTGGACTACGGGCATAGACTACCACTCAGCCCCATTCTCTGACTGGCTCATAGAAGCTGGACGGCCTGACGATCTCGGACTGTATCTGAAGGCTGCCACGCAGACCATTCCTAAGAAAAACATGTTGGCATTCTGGGATTCCTTCGGCGAGATTTTCGGTATGCCGATGCGTATTGCACGCACCACCTCACGCGACCCCAAGGAAATGGGACGACTTGAACAGATGCTCAAGGGTGCCGGTGCAAGCCAGTACATGGTGGCAGGGCAGGACACCGAGATTGAATTCGTCGAAAGTGGAAAGGGCGATGCCTTCAACGTCTATGACAAACGCATCGATCGAGCCAACTCGGAACTGTCAAAGCTCATCATCGGGCAGACGATGACCATCGAGGACGGCAGCAGCCTCTCACAATCAGAAACACACCTTGAGGTGTTCGAGAACCTGGTTGAAAGCGACTGCACCATGCTGCGCGACATCGTGAACAACCAGCTTATCCCACGCATGGTGAAGCACGGCTTCCCGATCAAGGGACTGCGCTTCGAGTGGGACGATGCTGTCGATTACACGCCGGAGCAGCAGGTGGCATACGAGACGATGATTGCCGACCGCTACGAGGTGGACCCGATGTACTTTGCGGAAAAGTACAGCATGCCTGTGGGTGAACGGCGCAACGCCACACCCATGCTCCAGGCTGGCGGTGACGATGATGACGACGAGGGCAACAAAGAGCCGGACGACAAGAACAAGAAGAAACGGCAGCAGAACATTCACGGCGGTTTTTTCGACTGAGCCCCAGTGATTACCTGGGGCTGCACCGACGCTACGCCCAACTGTTAGGCGATGGGCCGCAGACTTTGTCGCTGTCAAAGGAGCGTGAGGAGGAGATACGCAAGCAGCTCTCCGAACTGTTCGACGGCATGATGCGCACGCTCTACTCGTTGGAGGGATCGCAGTTCCGCATTGAGGTGCTGGCCGAGCCGAAAATCCAGAAGTTCATCGATGCCCATGCCGGTGTGCTGGACTCCACTTTCAAAAAGGTGGAGATGTCCGATGCCATGCGCAAGCGGCTCCAGCGGTCGGACTACATATTCTCCGGCATGAAAACATTCCATGAGTTGAACGAGGCGTTCCCGTCCTTGCTGGATTCTAACGGCAATAGAAAGACATTCGAAGCCTTTTTGAATGATGTTAGAAAGATAGACAAGACCTACAACTCCAACTACCTCCGTGCGGAGTACAACTTCGTGCAGTCGTCTGCGGAGATGGCTGCCAAATGGGAGCGGTTCTCGGAGGACGGCGACCGATACAACCTTCAGTACCGCACGGCTGGCGATGGCAAGGTGCGCCCGGAACACGCTGCGCTTAATGGCGTGACGCTTCCGCCGTCAGACCCGTTCTGGGAGGAGTACTATCCGCCCAACGGCTGGAACTGCCGTTGCACCGTAGTACAGGTGCGCAAGTCCAAATATCCTGCCACGCCCCACGATGAGGCAATGGCGCTTGGCGAAGAAGCTCTTCAACGTGACACAAAGGGCATCTTCCATTTCAATCCAGGAAAGGAAGACAAGACCATACCAGACTACAACCCCTACACTATTCGCCGGTGTCGTGACTGCGATGTCGCTAAGGGAAAGTTGAAACTGACTTTCGTGCCGGACAATGAGTTATGTGCCGCTTGTCGTTTTCTTCATGAATGCGTTGGCAATCGTGAAAAGACACAAGCTGCAATCTTACGTAAACATTATATAGATAAAGAAATGGCTCCACTGCTTGATAAAAAAGTCCAGAAGCAATTACCGAATGGAAACAATATAAAAGTCGGATTTGACAAGAAAGGAAACAAGCATTTGTATTCTGATACAATGGCCAGAACTCGCCGTGTGAGTGCCGATGAATTAAAAGACATGGACATCATGCTTGATAATGCCATATATTTGGATGAAGCAGCACACGACCCTACACACAACAATCCATTTGATTACTTCTACTATTTCAAGGCTACGACTGCAGATGGACAAAGCGTAAGGTTGAATATCGGGCGAGAAACGCACAGAAGAAACGATGGGCGTATTATTGTGAAATACATTTGCTATTCCATCAACAATATAAACGAATAAAAGCATCTCAGGCGACCTCTTAGCTTGTTACGCAGTTCGGCCATTCCCTCAATGCTTTGGTGCAAAGGTAATAACAATTTTTCAAAACACATCAAGATATGAACAAAATTATCTCATTTCTGAAGAAAAGCAACCGCTACAAGCATCTCATCGGCGGTTTATTGGCCGGTCTGTGTGCCTTGTCACCATGGACAGCTATCTATTCAGCCATCATCGCAGCCTCATGCCTCGAACTCAAAGACAAACTTCACGGCTGTCCTTTGGACTGGATTGACTGGGCTTGCACAGTGCTCGGGGGCTTCATTGCAATGTTATTTTGGCTCATTGTGTAATATTCATTCATCTTTTGCACAGAGAATGAGTAACTTTGCAAACTGGTAGAGTTTCCCATAGGCCGTGTGGTCTATCGCGGGTACAACAATGCGAACGCGAATGGCGGTGTCTCGAATGCGAATGCGAATAACGATGCCTCGAATGCGAATGCGAATGTCGGCTCGCGCCTGGAAATCTAACTAATCGGCGTACAACGATGGGGACGTGTCCCTAATGTGGAGCCGAGGGAAACGAGCCACAGCAAAAGCACCTATATTCAAGGTGGAAAGCTGAAACATCAAGTGTCGGGCAATAGAGTTTGGTAGGTCGGTAACGATTCGAAGAAGTTTGGCCCGGGGAAAGGAAGGCCCTTATCTTCCATCATAAAAAGAAGACCATGCACAGAGAAGGCTATATCATGCAAGAGATAACGTCCTACGGCAATATGTCGGAGGCGTTTGACCGTGTACTGCGTGGGACAAAGCGAAAGAGATGCCGTCAAGGACGCTATCTGCTCGCACACCGCGAGGAGGTGATTGCAGAACTGACTGCAAAACTTGCCGATGGTTCCTTTCGGCTCGGCAATTATCATGAACGCATCATCTGTGAGAATGGCAAAGTAAGACACCTGCAGATTATTTCCATGTACGACCGCATCGCAGTGTATGCCGTGATGAACGTGGTGGACCAACATCTGCACAAGCGTTTCATCAGGACGACTGGAGCAAGTATCAAGAAGCGTGGCACACATGATCTCCGCAAGTGCATGCAATTGGACATGGAACGTGACCCCGAAGGCACACGCTACTGCTACGAGTTCGACATCAAGCATTTCTATGACAATACTAAGCCTGAGTTTGTCATGTGGTGCTACCGCAGAGTATTCAAAGACAAAATCCTGCTGTCGCTCCTGGATCATTTTCTTCATCTTCTGCCGGAGGGTATCAGTTTCGGGTTGCGAAGCTCACAGGCTTCTGGCAACCTCTTGTTGTCCGAGTACCTTGACCATTATCTGAAGGACAAATACGGCATCCGCCATTTCTACCGTTATTGCGATGACGGTAGAGTGCTCTGTGGCAACAAGCAAGAAAATTGGCTGGCACACGGCATTGTACATGAGCAAGTCGAAAAAATTGACCTTGAAATCAAGAAGAACGAAAGGGTATTCCCATCAGCGCAAGGAATCGACTTCTTGGGGTATGTGACATTCAACGGATCATACTCACTACTGCGCAAGCGCGTCAAGAAGAAGTATGCAAGGAAACTACACAAAGTCAAGTCAAGAAAGAGACGGCGAGAACTGATTGCGTCATTCTACGGAATGGCCAAGCACGCTTGCTGCCGAAATTTGTTTTATAAATTAACAGGCAAAAAAATGAAATCATTTAAGGATTTGAATGTCGCTTACAAGCCAGAGGACGGCAAGAAGCGATTTGCGGGTGCCGTGGTAAGCATCCGCGAGTTGGTGAACCTGCCCATCGTGGTAAAAGACTTCGAGGTCGGAGTCAAAACCAGCCAGGGCGAAGACCGCTGTGTCGTGTCCATCGAGCAGAACGGCGAGCCAAAGAAATTTTTCACCAACAGCGAGGAGATGAAAAACATTCTCCAGCAAGTGAGTGAAATGCCAGACGGCTTCCCATTCGAGACCACCATCAAGGCGGAAACCTTCGGCAAAGGTAGAACAAAGTACATTTTCACATGATGAACAGAGTAAACGGAGCACAAGGGGTAAAGCTGCTTGAATGCACCAACCCCGTCAAAGGAAAATGGCGCGTCCGCTGGGACGTGCATAACAACGATGATGGATCTGCTGACTATATGGAGGCGGAGTTCAACGGAAAGCCATCTGAGGATACCATCAAGACCATGGTGTCGGAATGGTTCAACGACCGCACGAACGAGACCATACTTTCTGGCTTCGTGTGGAACGGCATGAGCGTGTGGCTCTCTAACGAAAACCAGTTCAACTACAAGGTGGCATACGACTTGGCTGTGCAGTCTGACGGCAAGACATTGCCAGTCACGTTCAAGTTCGGAACAGACGATGTGCCATACTATCACACGTTCAGCACCATCGAAGAACTGACGGACTTCTATACCAAAGCCATGCAGCATATCCAGGACACACTGGCTGACGGATGGAAGAGCAAGGATAATTTCAATTTGGAGTTATACCGAGACTAAGAACAATCCCTTCGGGGGAGGGAAATAAAAAAGCCCCCGGCCTGTTAATTAGTCGTCTCACTTACTCATTAACACAACGATACCTCTTACCGGCACGACCGGGGGCATATACCCTCGTTCGCCAGTAAGAGGTTTATTTTTGTTGTGCGCGATTGCGCTGAATAAGTGAGACGATGCAAAAGTACTAAATTTTTCTGAAAATGAAACTGATAGAGATACTTAATTTGAACAGGGAACTGCTGATTTACTTCCAAAAGGCAGGAATCAGACTGGACGATGTGCAGTACATCGACCTTTTTAATGAATACCGCACGCTTTCCGCACAGGGCGAGAAGGTGTCCTATATCGTGGCAAGGCTCGCCACGGAGTATGCCGTCAGCGAGCGCAAGGTCTATAACCTCATACGCCGTTTCAAAACCGACTGCAACCTGCTTGCAGTGTAACGTGGTGGCTTGTTGGTTAGGGAGAGGTGCTGCCGTGTTACCTTTGCACCGTTTTCAAAATCAAAACGGTCATGAACAAATACCATCAAATTTTACAGAAAGTGCTTGCCGAGGGCAAGTGCCAACAAAACAAGAAGGGGAGCATACGCTATCTGCTCAACGAGAGGCTGGTGCTCTCCCCTGCCGACCTGCTCGACATCTTCGAGGGGCACGGCATCGCACGCAAGAAGTTAAGGAATGAGCTGCAGCTTTTCATGCAGGGTGAACGCAACGTGGAGAAGTACCGCGAGGTGGGCATCAACTGGTGGGACTACTGCGGTGCCATTCTCGTAAACTCCTACCCCACCTATTTTGAAAAGTTGCCGCCACTCATTGCAAGAATCAACCGGGAAAAACGCAACAGCAAGAATTATGTGCTGTTCCTTGGTTCCACCGATGCGGAGACAAACCAGGCTCCGTGCCTGTCGCTCGTCCAGTTCCAGATAGAGAACGGCGAACTGGTTGTGTCGGCTTACCAGCGCAGCTCAGACGCGAACCTCGGCTTGCCTGCGGACATCTACCATCTCTACCTTATGGCTCGGCAGATTGACCTCCCGTTGAAGTCCATCACGCTGAACCTTGCGAATGTGCATATCTACGAGAACAACATCGAACACACCATACAACTGCTCGACGGGAACGAGAACGTGAAATTTGAACTGAACGTATAAAACATGAAAAAACAGTATTTATCGGCACCGCTCCCTTTCGTGGGACAGAAGCGCATGTTCGCGCGTGAGTTCATCAAGGTTCTGAAGCAATATCCGGAGGACACGGTATTCGTGGATTTGTTCGGTGGTTCGGGTCTGCTGTCGCACATCACCAAGTGCCAGAAGCCGGATGCCACAGTCATATACAACGACTTCGACGGCTACCAAAACCGTCTGCAGCACATTCCGCAGACCAACCACCTTTTGGCTGACCTGCGCAAAATGGTGGAGGCGGAGGGCATACCCAAGCACAGCTGCATCCGTGGTGAACTGCGCGACCGCATATTCGCCCGATTGGAGCAGGAGGAGCATGAGGTCGGGTACATAGACTTCATCACCATTTCGTCCGGGCTGATGTTCTCCATGAAGTACAAGATGAGCATTCCCGAAATGAAAAAGGAGGCTCTCTACAATAATTTGCGCAAATCAGACTACCCCATTTGCGAGGACTACTTGGAGGGCATCACGGTGGTGTCGTGCGACTACAAGGAGGTATTCGCCCGATACAATGATGTGCCGAATGTGGTGTTCCTCGTTGATCCGCCGTACCTTTCCACCGATGTGGGCACATATAATATGTATTGGAGGCTTTCTGACTACCTTGACGTGCTGACCATTCTTGCCGGGCATCGTTTCGTTTACTTCACTTCCAACAAGTCGTCCATCATCGAGCTTTGCGAGTGGATGGGCAGGAATCCGACCGTGGGCAACCCATTCAGAAACTGTCACAAAGTGGAGTTCAACGCCACCGTGAACTACAGCTCGCACTACACGGACATGATGCTGTTCACCGATGCCGCCTGACGGTGTTATAATTCAATTCTGACAACATAACAAGAGCGTTCCAAGCAATCAGCCGGGAACGCTCTTTCTGTTTGATACGGGGCAAATCAGAGCCGTTTTATGGCGACATACTGATATACCTCTATGGTCTCCACGATGTCCTCGTGGTCATGGTTGGTGATGCTCTGCGCAAGGTCAAGTTCTCCAAAGGTCTCGCCCTCCAGGTTGGCAAGCCTCCTGTGGATTTTGTCAGGCAGGTCGAACACCTCCAGCGCATCTTCCCTGAACGGACTGCCCTCGCTGGAAGCGCCTGCCCAGTCGGTGACGATGTGGAGGGTTATCTGTGGCTCGGCACGGTACTCCACGCCGTTCACTATCGGTTTCCACTGTATCGGGCCGAACTCCACGAACACGGCAGGTCTCTCCCACCCTTCTTCCTGCTCGATGAACTCCACGTTGCGGTTCCACAGGTCGATGTGCTTTATTTCCGCTATCGCTCCGAGTTCCCTGCAAAGGAGGTTATAAAGTTCTTTTCTCATTTTCGCTTGATTTCAAATTCCACATTAAAGTATTCGGTGATGTTCTCCTCCACGATGTCTCGGACGGCCTTTTCCACTTCGGGTGACACGCCCAGGAAACGCCTGCGCGGTATCTTGATGCTCTTGCCCTCTTTCATCAGCGCCATGTACTTCCAGAATTCGGCCTCAGTGCTCAACTGGACGGTGCGCTTGTCGTTGCGCCACTCGCCGTTCTTTTTGCGGCCGAATGCGCCTGAAGTCTCGTAATACTTTGCCCAGAAGAAGCGTTTCATCTTCTTCGTCACCCTTATCTCGCCTCCGTCGTTGTGTATGGTCGCATACGGCAGCGTGGTGAAGAACGTGATGCTGTTCTCGGTGGTTCGGCTGGATATGCTCTGGCGGAGGGTGCCGGTGTCTATCAGTATGGAACCGCCCGGCCGTGTGGGGCTTTTCCTGCGCTGCCACGCCTCGCTGAAGAAAGCCTGCCGCTCGAAGTTCCTGTCGAACTCGTCGCCCATCTCCACCCTAATGTCGTTTAGGATATTGCGGATTATTTTCTGTATGTCCTGGTTCATCGTCAAAGTCGAATTTCAGAAACGTCTGTGCCTCTTGTGGCACTTCGTTCTTAGGGTCACAAGAGGCATTAAGGAGGTTGTAGAAGGTACGCTCACATATACCATAAACAGGATACACGTACCTTCGCCATATCTCGCGGTTGCTGATTCCGCTTTTGGCATGTTGGTCGTATATCCTATTTATGTCGGTGACACGTTTCTGATAGCTTGCTCCTCGCCTCTTGCTCATAAAATGTTTTAGTGTCTGTCTCTTGGTTTATAGGGACGGATGTCATAGCTCATCTTTGCGCTGACGGTTACTCTGCCCGTTCCCTCACATTGGTCACATGTGCTTTCTTTGCCAGTCTCCTTGTCGTGGAGACGACCTGTGCCGTAACACTTACGGCACAAGGCCACTTTCGGTTTCTTCTCTACTTCCAGTATCATGTCTCTTCGCTTTTAGGATTCTGTCATTCCGAGCGGTATGGGTTTCCACATTCCGTTCTCGTTCTTTATCTCGGCCCTGATGAACTGCTTGCTCACCTCAGGCTGGTAGCTTTCCTCGATGATGCGCACACCCTCAAGGAAACGCTCGTCGCCGGTGTCCTGTGCCACCTTGCGGAGCTGCACGATACGGCTTGCCTTCAGCGTTCCCTTGGCATCGCGTGCCAGCAGGCGGAACACCATGTTCACCAGTGCCTGTGTCTTGTCGTCGTTGGCAAGGCTGGCTATGTACTCCTTCACGATGGCGATGCCGTCCTCCACCGTGTCACGGTAGCCGTCGGTCACATACACACCGAGCGTGATGCGCTTGTTGCCCTCTGAGTTGGTGAACGTGTGGCTGCGCTGGTCGTCCTTGACCTTGGTCTTGAACAGGTCGGACTTCATCTCCAGTATGGTCTTGAAGTTGTCCATCACCTTTTGCTTGCTGTCCTTGATTTGCCCGCTGATGCTGAGTAACACGGGTATGGAGTGCTCTATCTCCTCGTCCACGAGCTGTTTGTACTCTTCACGCTCGGCCTTGGCTTTTGCCTCCGCCTCTTTCTTGGCTTTCGCCTTCTGGAATGCCCGGTACTCGGCCATCTCCTCTGCCGTCATTTCAACGGTCTGCTTGTTGTTTCCTTCCATGTCTTTGTCTTTTTATGGGGTTAGTCCTCATCATAGTTCTGCATCTCGGGCTCGTCTATAAGCATCGCCTCCTGTTGTGCGTATGCCCAGTCTGCCAACTCGCCGAAGAACTCGGCGGCCTCTTCGCGCTCCATGTCAAGGGAGGCTTCGAGGACTTGCTGCCTCAGCACCTTCAGTGCCTGTTCCTGTTTCCTTTCCATATCTGTCAGCATGTTGGGGTGTTTGCGTCCATGCGGATAACATAGGCCACTTCCACCTGTGGCTTGACTTCCGTATTCTTTGGCTTCAGTCCGCCCTTGCGCTTGATAGAGCGGAGCTTTACAGAAAGTTGCTCCAATTCCTCGTTGCTCAGCCGGGCGAACACCTTGCCCGCGATGCGCGGATCCTGGCAGAAAGCGTTAATGCGTGTCCAGTCCGTGGTGTCGATGCCGAGTTTCTGAATGAGTTTCAGGCACTCGCTCCTGCGCTTCTTCTGCCCGTCCTTCTGGCCGTTCAGTTTCTCCAGCGCGTCACAGCAGTCGTTGTACTCTCTCCGTGTCATCTCACGGAGGCTGTCGGTGCGGTTCCAGGTGTACTGCAGCACGACCTGTTTCTTGAACTCCTCGCGGCTGCCGTTATACGGCAATTTGTTGAAAGCCGCAAAGAACCGTGCGAAATTGGTTACTTCCTGTGTCATGGTCATTTTCCTTTTACAAGTTCCTTGACTGAGGCTATGGCAGCGCACATCATCATCAGTTTTACTGTCTTGGCTTCTCCCTCGAATGCGTTATAGTCGCATTTGATAGGGGCTTTGCTCATTGCCTCCCAAATCTGTTCCGCCTCCTCGTCCTTCTTCTGGTCCATCAGAAAGAGAAACGCATCATATTCTGAGCGGTCAAACTCAAACACCAGTTGTACTTTCTTTTTTTCCATATTTTCTATGTTTTAATGTTATTCGAACAATACTTTAATGCCGCACGAACTGGCAACATCAAGTTCCAGCTTCGCACCCTTGCTCAATTCCCAGCCCTGCAGCATGTAGATGCAGTCGCATTCCAAAAGCAGGGCGATGTCCCTTCTCATGTGTTCCATCCAGTGCGCGTCCTGCGATACGCCATTTTCAAATGGGTTCACCGGCTCGTAACCTTTTATGGAGAGATAGCGTGCCGCATGGTCAAAGGTTGCCATACGCTCTTTAAGGTCGTAGTGGGCTATCGCTCCGCTGATATAAACTTTCTTCTTCATCTCTGTTATGTTTTAGTTGTTAGACTTGTCGTTGTAAACCTCTACCGCTTTCTCCTCCCAGATGGTGTAGTATTCGCTCACGTTGCCGGAATACCGCCCCTGGCAGTAGGCTCTGAAGCCTTGCGTCCTCACCTTCACCCCGGCTGCGTATTTCAGCCTGATGGCTGGTTTGCCGATGGGCTTGCCTTTGTCCTCTTGGCTGATGAAGATGAATGTCTTGCGCTTGAAGCGCTCTATCAGTGCCTTGGTCAGCGAATATTCCCACCCTGCCTCGTATGCGTACTGGTAACTGTCCACGATGATGAACTTGGCGCTCTTAGGCTTTGCCAGCCGTTCCTCCAATGCCTTGATGTCACCGTCGGTAATGATGCGGAACGAGCCTTGCACTTCGGTCATCTTGAACTGGGCGAGCCGTCTTTGCATCGACAGCCCCACACCCTCTTCCAAGGACACATACAGCACGCTGCCTATTCCGCAGAGCATCTTTGCGAACTGCATCACAAACGAACTTTTGCCGCTGGCACTGGGTCCACTGATAAACCATGTGTCGCCCTCTTCCGGCTGACCGAACACGTCTTTCCATTGTCCTTCAAATGGTAGTGCCTTGCACTTGATATTCGCCACATCCTTGGGGCTATATGCTCGCTTTGCCATATCACAACTGCGCTCCTTTCTTGTTTCTGCATGGTGTCACATAGCACCAGCCCAAAAGACGCTTAAATGGAAGTCCTATGCCGTGAATGGTCTGCATGATACAGAAGTCTCCGTCTTCATCAACCTCGCCATCACAATAACCATGATATACTTGCAGGTTATCCATCACGAACTTTGCTTCACGATTCTTGTCTATATTCTCCAGCTCACATGGTGATTTGAGTACCCGACGGCTACCATCGGAAAAAGTCACTTTTATCTTTGTCATCATGCCTGCACTCTTTTTAGTTTTTCTATTTCCGTGTAAACTCGTCTCAGTCCACCACCCGACTTGCGCACCAAGGTAGCAATATCCGCACCTTCTGGGGCGTTCACCTTTGCCACCACGCTCGCCTGGTCTTTCAGGAACTTCTCACGCTCCTTACTGTCATCGGGCGTTACCTTCGAGTAGCGGTCACCGTATCGGCTGAGCATCTCGGTATAACCCACTTTCTTGCACTCAATGGAGCGATTGATTTTGGCTTTCAGTCCGTCCGCACCCATCATATACCAGGCGCAGCATCTTTCTGTAGCGTTCCACAAGGCTTTGAGTTCCAGAAATGCCTCATACTGCAAGTCGCCAGCCTCGTCCAAAATGATGAGTGGTGTGTCGATTGAGCGCAAGTAATAGACCAAATCCTCGTACACGTCGCTGTATCTTCCGTTGCTGCCCACACCGAACTCAGTAGCTATCTTGCGCACCAGCTTCAGTTTGGTCTTCACTTGTGAGCAATCTACATAGATGGCATTGCGGTGGCACTGCACATAATAGCGTGCCGTGAATGTCTTGCCAATGTTGGGTATATCACAAAGTATCGCACTCAGTCCGCTCTGTTGGCTAAACTCCAGCTGCTTGGTGATATATTCGAAGGTGGCGGTGCGCGCTGGTTTCCATTCAATGCCTCCTCTGAGGTTCACACCCAGTCTTCGGGCGATGGTTATCCAGTTGGCTTCGCTCAGTGCCTTGTCTGTCTGACCATTCTTGATGGCGCTATATACCGAGGTGCTGATGCCCAATGAAGCAGCGTGCTTGGCATCGCTCGGATAGTTCGTGCGGTTGGTGGCTATAGCCTCCAATATCCGCTTCTTGTTCTCATTCGTTATCATGTCTCACGTTATTTTAATTGTATTCTAATATCATTCTATAAATCTGCCAACGGGTCAGAAATGTGGTAGGTCACTTCCATTTCCTGCTCGCTGTCCATCGGTGGAAGTTCAATCGGTGGCGGTGGTGCAGCCCCTTCTGAGTGTTCCGGCTTGGATATGCCAACAGTTGCAATGGCGTTCTTCTTCACGTATGCGTTGAATGCAGCTATCTTCTTCTGCTGGTTCACGAATATCTCCTTGTCCTCGTCAGTCTGCTCAGCATCGGCAGTGTTGAACGTGCCCACGTCCTCGAGCTTGTCGATAAGTCGGTCGTTCTGGAAGATATAAACGTCGGTTGCCTTGCCGTCCTCATCGGTCAGATAGTAGGCATCCACCTTGTAATTGTTCGGGGCAAGTCTTTCTATTACCTCGGTCTTGCTCAGCCACCAGTCCTTGTATGCTACCCTGCAGTAACTATTCCTGCGTATGGAGGTCTCGGTGTGCTCTCCGATGAAGCGTGCCCACACCGATTTGTCCATTGGCTGGAGCGTGGGGTTCATGTTGGCTTCAAGCACTTGCCAGCGTGTCATGCCGGGATATTTCTTCTGGTTCGGATGGAGAGTGTTGTTGAACTCCCTGATGTCGCATATATCGTCGGCAATCAGTTCGTCCCAACTGTAGTACTGCCGGTCCTCATAGGTGTCGTTCTTCTCATCGAACACCTTCTTGGCTTCCGTGCGGTAGTGTCTGTCCTTGGCGTAGAAGCGTCCGATGCCGAGGTGGTTGCGGCGCTCCACACTGCGCTTCTTGGCTCCGTTCATCGGCTCGGCATATTTCTCCTGCGAGTTCATAGGGGCGCAGAAGCGCACGAATGGGAACAACACGCCGGCCTTCAGGAAACTGTCTTTCCACTGGGTCATCAAGTGGTTCTCCACCTCTACCTGTGCAGGGCAGCCCCACCCCTTGCTTTCTATCAGCCGGAACATGGAACGGAAGCAGTCGGCAACCAGGTCCACGTTCTTGTTGCGGTTGTAGGCATAGCCCACCACGCACTGGCTCGTAACGTCGTAGGCGTAGTATGCCTTCGGTCTTGCCTTGGTGTCCTTCAACTTGCGGGGGAGGTCGCGGTCGTCGAATGAAATCTTCGAGAACGAGAACTCCGGAGCATGGCGGTGGACATGGGGCATCTGCTCGTGCATGAATGTGGTGTAGGAATTTTGCTGCTTCGCAATAAAGAGACGGGCATCAGGTCTGTTCAGATAGTTGGTGATGGTGCTTTCGCTCAGCGACTTCGGATCGCCGTTCTTGTCGGTCCATTCGCCGGGATCGAAAAGCTCGCCTGTCTCCGGGTCGTACACGTCCAACTCGCCACACACGAATGAGTTGTACATTTCCCACACGCTTGTATTGAACGGCTGGTTCGGCTGCACGGCTATCGACCATATAAGGCGCATTGTTCTGTAGTCCACCTTACGGCTTGCCTGATTGCCGAACTTGCGGCTGATGAGGCATTGGTAGCCGTCTCTTTGGTACTCGTTCACCTTCTTGCGGAAGCGCAGCATGCTTGCCGGCAATGTGTGCCCGGTCTTCATGCGGTAGCCCTCCACAGCTTGCGACATCATGCTCCAGTCATACTTCTGACCCATCGTCTTCTGTATCGCCTTGGCATTGTTGTAGAGCTTGATGCAGGCGTTCAGTACACTGGCATTGGTCACATATTCCTTCACATGGGCATCGGTGGCGTGGTCGTGTCCGCACTGGTTGCGCCAGTCGTTGAAATATGCCACGGCTGCCTGGTCCACCTCGTAGTTGGCATCAAGCCAAGCAAGCAGCACCTCCATCGACGGGTCGGGGTACAGGGTCTTGAGTTTCTCCTGATAGGAATCGGGCAGACTGCTGACTGCGATGAGCGCGTAGTTATTTGCGGAGCCTCCTCCACGACGCACTACATCTATGCGACCGCGTGCAGAGAGCTGCTTGTAGTTGGAAACGGTCATAACGCCTCCGTCCACAAGTTCCCGCATCGAGATGCAAAGTCTGTTATCGTGGTACTCCATAATTCTGCCTCCCTTATCTTAATGCACTTGCAAACTTCTGGATAGCAGGTATATCACGCACCATCACATTGTCATAGTGGCGAACAACTGTCCCTTTGTGCAATACATCACAACCTCCGTCTCCTTTCTTCTGAAACTCCAACAGCACGCCATTGGGAAGATACTGGCGCATATAGTCATCTGAATCGTAAAGCGTTTCAATCTCCGGTATTACAATCATGATGATACCACCGCGCTCCATGGCAAGTTTGCGTATTTTACGGGCAAGGTCAGTGTTTCCACGCTCACCTTCAAATCGGAGGGCATAGTAAACCATACGCTCTGTCACCTTCAACGAGGCAATTATGAACTCGCGGTCTTCTTTTTTAATGTGAATATACCTTTTCATGTCTCACTTGTTTTGATGTTATACATATTGTGGAGTGTGGGGAGTCGAACCCCGTGGCTGTCCTACGCTCTTCGCTTTCGCTTATTCCAACTTTCCAGCTATTGCAACCGTGCCACCCCTGCGGTCTTTCCCGCTGTCATCCGAGGCAGGCCCTG